GTCCTTATTAGTGCTCCAACGACCAGCAGCTTTACTGTCCTGCCTCAGGGATACATCTGGAAACACCTCGGCGTACTGCTCACCCATTACCAAATTACGCACCTTCCGACCAAAGCCAACAGCCAGCTCTCCGGTGTTCGACGCTTGCATTACCTTCTTATTAGGATACTTCCCCAAAAACCAACTGGGAAACAAAAACGAGCCGAACTCAGACTTTGTGTGACGCGGCGGTAAAGATATGGCCAGCCGTTTTATTTTCCCGCTGGCAACGTCCTCAAATTTTTTAGCCAGGACAGCGTGATGCCGGCCATGAATAAATCCAGGCCACATTTTTTTGACGTAAGGCATGAACGACTCTTGGCACTTCTCCCGCTCCAAGGCCGTCTTGTACTCAAACACTTGACGCTTAAGTTTCTCCAGCTCATGGGCTGGCAACTTGTCCAGTACGCTTTCTTCAATCATTCAAGGTTCCTGAAATTAATATACACAGGCCGGATCGTTCTACCTATACCGTCCATTTTCTTAATCACACCCAACAATACAAGCCGGTCCACAATCTTCTTTGTGTTCCCAAGACCCATCTTTCCCCTTACATACGCTATATCCCTTATCGATGGGCTATACCCATACTTCTTCCACCACTCATCAATTACCAAAAACACTTCTTTCTGGGCCGGGCTCATATCCATCTCCATGCACTTTATCTCTGTTAGGTCAGATCGTTTCTGCCTCATGACCCTGTGTATAACTTTTGCTCGGCGACTTATTTGTGTAAGTCGCGGTCTGCTAAAGGTACTCAATTCACTATCAAACTGTACTGCTGCGGTATCCATAAAAAATCCTAAATTTTGTGCTTAAAAAATAGGCACTCCCCCCCTATTTTGGTGAAAATGATGACGGGGGGTCTTCGATATTGGAGGGGGTGGGGTCGTCAGAGTTGGAATTTATGGAGGGGGGTTCGTGTGGAATAGTATGTATAGAGGCAAGGGCACCTGACTCGTCGCAAGTGGGGGTCGGGGCTGGGTGGGTATCAGCCTGGGCGTTTTTTAGCTCACCCAGCAGGTCGGCGGCCTCACTCTCCACGTCGATGGCATCCGCATTGGACAGCGCGCGAAGCTCTGCCATGATAGATTCGCGCGCGTCAGTGCTTGATGTGATGACCCTTGTTTCTTTTCGCTCCGTAAATGCCGCGACCTCGGTTACGCCACCCAGAACCTTCACCGCTTGAAGCCGAACGGCGTCTTTTGTGCCGGGATTTGTGGCCAGTTCGACCAGGGTATTGATGACCAGCAGGCGCAGTGCCGCAGGGTTTTTTATGTGTTCAGCCTCCTGCGCCCGTTTGATAGCCTCGATCTCTGCTTTCACTCTGCTGTCACCGGCAAGCGCGTAAGGTCTGCTGGTCATTGTGGCTTTGCTGGTGACGTTGTAGTTATTCCGGTATGCGTCGGCCTTCGTCGAGCCCAGCGCGACATCACGCGCAAACCTTTTTTGTTTGCCGGTCAATTCTCGATTGTTGCCGGTGAGCAATGCGGAAATGGGCACAGTATCGAGCCCTTCGCTTATCTGCTTGCGGGTTAATCTCTTAGGTGTTTTTGTGTTGGTGTTCATGGTGCGATTGTAGGAGAACAGTAACAGCACTGCAAGGCTTCGCCTTTACCGGCCGATAAGCACACCCAGACCGGCAGACAAGCCCCTCATAATCTGTAAGTTTCACGTCAGGATTTTGCTACCAGGGAAACGACCGGAGGGTCCCGGCACTACAGCCGAACCCACTACAGCAGCACATGAACCGAACCGCTTCGCTACCCAAAAACACCCGCTAAATAGGTTTTCACAATCACGCGCCGCACCAATTGAAAACCCCGGTTAACAGAAGTTTTTTTTAGCATTGAAAAGAATCATTAGACAGTCGGGCCGAATTCATGAGACATTATCCATCAGGCAGGACGAACCCCGACCTACCACATAGGAGCAACCAACATGACATTGAACGATTTACTTTTTGCCTTGTACTTGGGAGCCGGAGCGCTCAGCCTGGTTTATTTTTTTGTGAAGAAAGGTTAAGCCATGACCCGCACCGAATACCGCGCGCACCTGCGCAGCATCCGAGACAACGGCCTGCAGTACACCATCAACCACACCGACAAAGCCACCGGCTACAAGTTGGCAAAGTTGGACATTCTCGCAAACATGCCCGACCTGCTTGCATGGCGCGTGCAGTGGCTTGACCAGCCCGACACAACCCGCAAGAACATCATTAAATTAACTTCACCCCTACTTTAAACCCAAAGGAGCCCACAGCATGGACAAACAATCAATCCGCATCAATGACATAAGGAAAGCCACCGTCCGCGGCCAAAGAGTTAAATTGTTTAAAGCCTGGAGGTATTCGCCCATGGCGGAGGGATACATTTTTGACGGTCAATACAGCGTCCCTCAGCGCACCGCAAACAAAAATATTGCGGCGCTTTATGCGGACGAAAACGTTTTGAAAAATACATACGACGAGTAAATCATGAAACACCACCACCACCGCCAAACCTACAAACCCGAGACCGAGCCAGCGACCTGGCAGATTTGGACCGGCGCCGCCCTGGTCCTAGCCGTGCTCTACCTGGTCATCATCATCGGCGCATATTTCACAGGGTCACAGCCATGATGCACCGGGGCCACACCATTAAACGATTTTCCAGCTACCAGGCCCTACCCGAGGGAGCCGCTTACCTGGGAAGCACAGAAGGCCCCGTCCAAATGAGCGAAGAAACCGCCGGCCGACTCGATGACGCCACCGCGCCAGCCTACATCAAGGACGACGACGGCCACCGCCACTTTTTCGACTTATGCCCCACTTTTTGAAAGCCCAAACCATGACACCCCAAGATTTTCACGCATTTACCAATTCAATTTTGGCCAATGGCCTGACCGGCTACCAACCAAGCCCAGCCGAAGCCCTGGCCGCCAAGGTTGACCGACTTGGCCAACTGGCAGCAGAGGTCGAAGCCCTCAATATCGAAGCCGCACGCCTGCGCACGGAGCTAGAAGCCGCAGGACTACAAGACATCCACGGCACCCATTACCGCGCGCATTTTGCACAATGCAAGGGCGCGACCCGCATCGACTGGAAAACCATCGCGGCCAAATTCAAACCCAGCCGCCAACTAATTGCAGCGCACACCACCACCGGCGGCGAATCCACCCGCATGACCATCAAAGCACACCCCACCCACTAAGGCCACCCCATGAAATACCAAGCCGTAAAACAATCAAGCAACCTAAAAACCGGGCCAATCCCAGTAACATACAGTCAACGCGAAACATGCCCAACATCATGCCCGCATTACTTGGACGACTGCTACGCTGAGGGTTTTCATACCCGAATGACCTGGGACAAGATACCCTCCCGAGGGGTTGAACTGGCCGCCCTGGTGCAATTCATCGGAGCCATGAAACCCGGCCAGCTATGGCGTCACAACGTCGCGGGAGACCTGCCCGGCGAAGGTGAAACAGTGGACGCCGCCGCCCTGGGTGAAATCGTCGCAGCAAACACGGGCCGCAAGGGTTTTACGTACACCCACAAAAAAAGCCCGGACGCCATCACCTGGGCCCGCCACGCCACCGCCTGGGGGTTTACAGTCAACCTTAGCGCCGACGATGCCGGAGAGGCCGACCAACTGGCCGCGCATGGCCTGCCCGTTGTCTGCATTGTGCCAATGGACACGCCAAAGCACACCACCACGCCAGCAGGCTTGTCCATTTTGGTTTGTCCTGCACAAACCGTCGATTACATGACTTGTGCGCTTTGCGGACTGTGCCAAAAGGCCGACCGACGTCAGATTATCGGGTTTAGAGCCCACGGCACCAAGGCCCGCGAAACCGACCGCAAGGCCCGCCGGGTAATCCCAATTCAGCAGGTGGCAAAATGAACGGATTAGACAGTTATTTTAGGGGCCTACTGGCAGAGTATCAAGCCGAGATAGACGAGAGAGCCGAAGAGCCAGACCCGACCCCTTGCCCCTATTGTGAGCACGACCTAGACGCGGATGATGAATGCCATAACCCGGACTGCCCGAACGAATGACAGCGCCAGCGCCTGCCCGGTGACAGCGGGACAGGTGCGGGAATTGTCCCGACTACGAAAGCACAACCATGCACGACCAGCAACCAACCCACGCCAGCACACCGGGCGAGATAATCGACTATTACGACACGCATTTAAACCTTACCCTGCGCGAATTGTCAGCCATGACAGGCCACAGCGTCGCATACTTGAAAGGGCTACTCATGCACCCAGAAAAGGTGGCCGCATGAAATACCCCGAAGCCGCCTACATAAACGCCGGGCACGCCTACGAACGAGCCCAGACACCGGCAGCCACCCAGGCCCGAGCCCATGCAATCCGAACGATGCTAGAGGCCGAGAAAATCGACGACCGAGCCGAGGCCCGCCAACTGGTGGACGTCGGACGCCAAGAGGCCAGAAGGTGATGGGCTGGGCGCTCCGGCCCCGTCAGCAGCCTACGCCGGGCGCTCCGGCCCCGTCAGGCGGCCCCATCGGTGCGGATATGGCGCTCCGGCCCCGTCAGTCCAACGCTCCGGCCCCGTCAGCGGGAGGGTTTCCAGAAGCACAAAACCCGTTGACGCTAGCGCTGATCCAGTCCACGCGGGTCAAGACGCACGAACAAATGATTCAGGCTGCGAGGTTGATTCGCGCGCTTGAAGACCAGTTAACAGGCTGCGAGGTTGATCGGTGCCGATTGGCTGCAGAAGTTTTAATCGAAAGAAAGCAAGCATGAACCTAACCCCCTGGGAAAAGTTTGAGCGCATCATATTTCTGCTGTGCTTGATGGCCGCTGCCTGCGACGTTCTATGGTGGCGTCCTTGACCGGGTCACGCTTGCGTTAAAGCAAATACCCGCGTTCCCGCACTCTATCTGATGACCTTGCCAAGGGACTGAGAGGCTTTAAAAAGTCCAACCCTTTGGTGGAAGTCGTTAAAGTCTTCGCCAACGGTGTCGCTCATCCAATACGGAAAGCCCGTCTTGATGGCGGTGTTCTCGCCTGTCCTGCTGGCATCGTTATCACAAATGACAAATCCTTTCGGCAGGGTAGCCGCGACCTTAGCCAAGTTTCCGGCGCTGAAGCAAACATGCAATGTGTAGCGCTTTTTGAGTGCCTTCAATGCCACCCTAGCCGAGAGGGCTGTCGCGTAGCCCTCGACAAGAATGTGATCCCCTTTATTGTCGAATGTAAAAGTTGCGTTTGAGGTTCTCTGACCGGCTAAAAATTTCTTCTCGCCATTTTCATCTATCAACTGGCATCCAACGAGGTGATGACCCACGCGCATTGGTATTGCCATTATCTTTAAACCATCCCGAAAAAAAACATTTGCTTGGTCTTCGGCAAAGCCCTTCTTCGCGAGGTAGGGGTGATGCGCGAACTGGCTTTCCTTGAGCATCCAGGCCGCTGTGCGTGCCGCCTCGGCTTGCTTGCGTTTGATGTCGTCGTCTGCTTTTTGAGCAATGCGCCTGATTTTGGCGTAGTCGATCTTGGCATCGGCATCGGCCTTCCAGACCGCAATCTCGGTCATGACGGCATGGTTTTGAATGAAGGCGTGATCGCCCATGAACTTGACCGACCCATTCTTGTGGGTCGGTTTATCCTCTGTGGCGTAGCGCCGCCAAAGGCCAATTTGTGGTTCATGGTCGATGACAATGCCGTGCAGCCTTGCGAATGAGATGAAGTCCATTAGGCTGCCTTCTTTCCTTTGAGGTAACGAATCAGCGCCGCTTTGACCGCCTTGTCAAACTCTTTCGAGGGAAGGACAGCCGTATCAGCAAGTCCTCGAGGCCAGACGCCGAACTTGTCTTTGTAGGTGTGGGCTGCGCGGCCTGGGCTCCAGCCTCGGTACTTGACCATGTACTGGCACATTCCATACCACTCTTGCTTGGTGTCCCGGCTTGCGCTGGGGGCCAGCTCCTCCATTTCTCCAGCGACTTCTTGCACCTTGTTCTTGCGCTCGCGAACGTGACCGCAGTTGAGGCAAGTGTCTGACTGGCTGGGCCAAAGGTGGTCGCACATCGGGCACTTGGCCGCTTCTTTTTCTTTGTCGGTCTTCTCTTTCTTGGGCTTCTCGCGCGTGTCATCCAGCTCGCTGACACCGTTGCTGTAGACCTCTTCCCAATCTTCTTGGAAGCGCAAATAGTTGCCGCTGTGGCACAGCCAGACGCCATACTCTTTGTCGGGATGGCTGCGCATGACGCGCCCCATCTGCTGGATGTGCGATGACAGCGACTTGCTGAAAGGTCTAGCCGACACACCGATTTTCACATCAGGAACGTCAAAACCTTTGGTCAAAATATCAGTAGCAATTAGGCCATGAATCTCTGTGTCCGGCCGCGCAAAGTCCTCAATGACGTCCTGTTTAAATGTGCCGTCGTCTTTGTAGCTGATCGACACAAAGTTATACCCCTCTTCACCAAATTTCTTTGCAAGGTCCGCACCGTGTGCCACGCCCGAACAAAAGACAATCGTTTTGACAGGCTTGCCGTATATCTCGTGCGTCTTCTTAATCCACTCGGACACAATGTCGCCAGTGATTTGCATGCCGCGCTTTTCGGTTTCTTTGGAAGACCATTCACCAGCCACCTTTTTGGCCCCAGTCATATCAATCTCTTTGGCAATGAACACGCGCAGCGGTGTCAATACCTTTTGGTCAACCAACTGCTTTGTGGTGACTGTGCTGACCACATTCTTGTATGTGTCGCCCAGCCCTTTGGTAAAAGGTGTGGCCGACAGACCAATCACCTTGATCTTTGGATTGTTCTTTATAAACTCAATAGTTTGGGCGCGCTTTGAATGGCATTCATCAATTACAAGTAGCTGCAAACCTGGGAAGCTGCCGCGCTTTTCGATAGTTTGTGCTGAGCAAATTTGGATGTACTCGTATGGCCGATACCGCCAGTGCCCAGCCATCAGGACACCATGCTCAATCTTGTATTTCTCAAGACGCTGGCTGGTCTGGTCGGTGAGAATGATCCGGTCAAGAATCATTGCAGACCGGTTTCCCTTCTTCATTGTGGCTTCAAGCACAGCGATGGCCATCTCTGTCTTGCCGGAACCAGTAGGCGCATAAAGAATCTGCGCAGTGTAACCATCGGCAAAGCCTTTGCGCAGAGCATCAAGGGTTTTCTCCTGATACTCACGAAGTTTCAGTGACATAGTTTTCTCCTACCGGCACACATGCCCGCCGGCTTGGGCATTGGATTATTGTTCGTACTTCTTGAGTTGACGTTGCTGTGCAGCCACTTGCTTCTTGAGTTGCGCGCACTCGTTCTGGAAGCGATCACGACTGCCTTTGAGCGAGACGATTTCAATTTCGGCAATGCGCAGCTTCTCAGTCAAATCGGTAATCAATTCGTTGGCCGCCTGCTTCTCTTCGTCTGTGCCCTCCATAGCAGAAACTGCGATCCGTTGCGTTAACTCTGCGTTTTCTTTGGTCAGGGTTTCGATTAACTCTTCATGCGCCTTGTAGTCGGCAGCAGGTGGGACTGGCTCCTCCTTCTGGACTGGAGGCTCTTCTTTTGGCTTGGCTGGACGGCCGCTTGCCTTGGCCTTCGTCTTGGTTTCTCCGCTTGGCGTTTTGTACTCGATCTTGTCGGGCATCTTGCCGCTTGTGTTGCGCAGGTTGGACACGAAAGAAATCGAAACGCCAACGTGCTTTGCAATTTCAGTGTTGTTCTTCAGGCTCCACTCAAAATCTTCTAGCAGCGTCATCACTGCCTTGCGTCGATCAGCATATGACCTGCGCATGCCGTGCTTGGAATTGACCGCTGTTGAGTAATAAATTGCATCTCGGATAGTGCCGTTGATGACTTCGCACTGGATGCTTACCTTGCCTGCACGCTTGTGCCCATAGTAGCGGTGGTAGCCGTCAGCCAGATAGAAGTGCGTGCTGTCAAAGAACACAATGACGGGTGGAAACTGGTCGCCAGCTTCAATGTCAGCCGCGTATTCAGATACGGTGTCTTCATTGATTTCCACGCGAGACTGCAGCCGTGGGTCGAGCACCAGAGCTGCGAGGTTCATTACTTTCATGTGTTTCCTTTTGTCATTGTCCAGCCCAGGTAAAACCAGCGCCAGTAGGTTTGGATGTTGTTGTTTGTGTATCGAGAACCACTCCACGTTGGGGCGTCTCTGCCTTTGGCCTTAATCAAAGCCTCAAATTTTTGCCTTGCTTCTTCCATGCTGATCCTTTTTTTAAAAAAGTGTTGACGATGTTCAGTATTCTACAGTAAACTACACCCAAGTCAACAGGCAGATTGACTATCTTGCTGACAGGCAGGAAAACACAAACTTTTATTTGCAAAGGAAACCAATGGATAATTTATTTGAAACGCTTTCTTGGATTTGTACATGGATAGCTTGTGGGGCTTTGGTCTTCTTGCTTGCTTGGATGTATCCACCCCTGCACGAAGCCAAGAAAGTGGACTGCTCGCTTGCCGAGTTCAGCCCGGACATATCGACTGAAATTAAACAACTGTGCCGCGAGGCGAGGAGCAAGAGATGAAATACGAACAATCCAAACCGCTTGTAGAAGAGTTGATGAGCACTGCCGTTCTGTTCCACGCAAGCCCGGGCTTGCTGCGCCAGAAGATTGCCGAGGCCATTGATAAGCACATTCCCGACCTTGACCCAGCGTGCATGGAACGCGGATGCCCTTGCATTGAAACCTTCCCACCGAAGGAGCCAGCATGAACAAAGATAACTGGCCTGAAAACTGGCCCTTCCCCCCGTACCCATTGAGGAGCAAAAGATGAAATTTAAATTAGGCGACATTGTGAAAAAGGTGTCTGGCTCTCAGTGGCACGGCGTTGTTGTGGGCACATACTCCACAGAGTTGACGCCAGAGGGTTATGCCGTTGAAAGTTCTACGGAAAAAGGGTCAGTGCAAATCTACCCCGCAAAAGCATTGGAATTTGACATGACCTATGAACCCGTTGAGGAGCAAGCATGAACCTGAACCAAGGCAAGATGGCGCAACACTTAGTCGATGACCTCCGCGAGGCGAGGAGTACAAGATGAAACCATGTGCTATGTGCCCATGCAAGCCAACAACACCCGAATTGCATAGACATATTGTGCGAAGCATGTACGAAGAGATCGCGTTGTCAGGTGGGTTTCCTTGCCACGACGAGCATCCTGATGCACATGTCCTACACCCCAATGCAATAGGCAAGGGCGGCGTGTTTCATACAACGGACTGTGCGGGCTATAAATTGTGGGGACTGGCCCCATCAAATGACAAACAACTGTGCCGAGAGGCGAGGAGTAAGAGATGAAAAAAGAAACAGGTGGGCAAGCGTTTCCACATGAAAACCATTTGTCACACCGTGGCATGACCCTGCGCGATTACTTTGCTGCCAAGGCAATGCAAACAATGCTTGGCTGGGATAACGACCACACCAATTGGGATAGTTACGCAGAAGATGCGTACATGATGGCGGACGCAATGCTGAAAGTGAGGGAAGCATGACTGATACACAGATGGCTTTATTACTTGCCAACATTTGGATTATTCGACATTCTGGAAAGCGTTATTCCCTTGCAATGTCATTGTTGTTTTTGTTTTTGGCAATCTATACAGGGTGGTTGAAATGAGTGGCGATTACAACATGTACGCATCGGGCTCTGGCGATGGTCAGCGTTCTGGCTGGCGTAAACGAACAATCATGGAAATGGCGCGTGAGGCGTGGGCAGAAGCGGCTTTAAGGATGATCGGGGTTGTGCAATGAATCCGTACAAAATAATTGAGCCAACTTGCATTAGTTTTTCTGGTGGCAGAACTAGCGCCTATATGCTGTACAAGGTGTTAGAGGCTCACCAGATGAGCCTGCCAGAAGAAGCAATTGTTTGTTTTGCCAACACTGGAAAAGAGGATGAGCAAACCTTGCGTTTTGTTGACCGCTGCTCAAAAGAATGGAATGTGGAAATTCATTGGGTTGAATACCGAAATGCTGACCCTGCTTTTGAACGGGTTACGTTTCAAACAGCCAGCCGAAACGGTGAACCATTTGAAGCAATCATTAAAAAACGTCAATATTTGCCAAATCCTGTTACAAGGTTTTGCACATCAGAACTAAAAATCCGAACCATTCATAAATATCTCAAGTCTTTGGGTTGGGAACATAACGAAACAATGGATTGGGTTGGAATGAGGGCAGACGAGCAACGTAGAGCCGCCAAGATTGCAAACAAATCAAGAATCCCATTAGTAGCTGCTGGCGTGACAAAGGAAACCGTTGGAGAGTTTTGGCGTAACCAATCTTTTGATCTTGAACTACCCAACATTAACGGCGTGACTTATCACGGCAATTGTGATCTTTGCTTTCTAAAAGGTGGTTCGCAAGTGCTATCTCTAATTGCGGAAAAGCCAGATCGTGCTATATGGTGGGCAAAAATGGAGGCATTGGCATTGGCATCCAAGCCAAGCGGTGCAGTGTTCCGTTCCGACCGCCCATCTTATGCTGCAATGCTTAAATTTTCAGCAGATCAAACTGATTTGTTTGACCCTAATGACGAATCCATTGCTTGTTTTTGTGGGGATTAAATGATTTTTCACCTTCAAACCGTTGAACAAGCCAGCGCGATAATGGCAAAAATTTGGCCAAATGTAAAAGACACTTTGAAAGCCGGAAAAGCCTTGCGGATGGAGATCAAAGCAGATACCCGCAGTGACGAACAAAACGCCAAGTATCACGCCATGAACCAAACATCACCGGGCTGGCGCAAGCGTCAGATTGCTTTGGAAAAAATGGCTGAGAACGCCCGTGAACTGGGGCTTGACTATAAGCCAGAGAAAACAAGCATGACTAAAGATTTAAAAGCATTGATTGAAGACCTGCGGTTGAATCACGAGTATTGCCCCAAAGATGTCATATTGCAGGCGGCTGACGAGCTTGAAAAAGCGTTAAAAGAACTACGTGCTCAAGATGCGTTGCTGGAGAGCCAAACAGCCCGCATCGTTGACTTGCAAGAACACATTGATAACTTTGATGGAGAAGACAGATGAACGACTTATTTAAACCGCATCAATGCCCACGATGCTTTGGGCTGTTTAAAGTAGGCGACAGATTCTGGAATGACTCAGGAACTGTTTACCACTGGATGTGTTGGGTTAATAAATCAAAGGAGAAGACCGATGAAACTAACTGAAGAACAAATTTGGAAGTGCAACCAGACCATCAACTATAAGAACGGCAAAGTCGTAGACGCTGTTCACATCTGCGTTGCCCACCAAAACGTGGTGGACTTTGCACGTTCAATTGAGCGTGAGATTGAGTTTGCTAAAGCCACAATCATGAAACGACCAATTGAATCAGACTACACCTCGCTTGTTGCATACACACGGGCGCTTGAAGAATACTGTGATGCCTTGGCACAGCCAGAGCAAGAGCCCGTAAAAATAATCCACGAGCATGAATGGTTTAAAAATGGCGAAATGAAAGTTGGTCAAATGCGTTGCATAAGTTGTGGCACATGGGGTCAAGAAGAAATCCCACAGCGCACATGGGTAGGATTGACGGCTGAAGATAAGCTAACCGCCGTTTGGACAGATGGAGTTTTTGGTGCTGGTGCATTGTGGGCAGAAAAACAACTCAAGGAGCTGAATCATGGGTGATTATGAGGACGATGAATTTAACCGGATTGAAATGGAAGCGCGTGTCCGCATGATGGCTGTGCGCTACGCAATGGAGCGGGCCAAAATGGTAGCGGGTGCCCGTCAAATGGCTGTGCGCTACGCAATGGAGCGGGCCAAGGAGCCAAGCCCTATTCCGTTGATTACGGATGAAGAATGGGAAGCACTTAACAAGGAGCAGGAATGACTGAAGAACAAGTAATGCAACTTATGACGGACATGGGTCTTCATGTAGGCGGAATGGACAACTGGGTGATTAACAACGCTTGGTTTAAATTAGCCAATCTGGTAACAAAGAAACAGCGTGACCACATCATAGAACTGGTCGATCAATACGATGGCTGGATTGCAGACCGCATCAGAGAAGATGCAGGGGAAACAG